CCATTGTGGGCACCCTAGGTTTACGGCAGCATTGTGTTGCTTGTAGACTCACTTTTGTACTGGCGGAGGTGATCGATGTCCATCACTGTGTTGACGCGGTTTCGTAAACAGGGTCCTGGTTTTCCGGTTGTTACCGGTCAACTTGGAGTTCTAGAGCAGTGGGCCTGGTGGTTTCCCTATAACAAATTAGGGAATACCTATATATCAGGCCGACAAACTCTGGGATCCAAACAGGTTACCTGGGACAATGTCCATCCCTTCTTTGCTACTGGACGCAAGGCGTTTGTATCTTCTCCTCGACGCGTGAATCCTCCTAAGGAGCCGAAGGTGCCGTGGGTGCATACCCCTTATAAAGGGAAGCATCCTAAAGCCCCTAAGCCACCGAAGGTTCAGGTGAAACGTGTAAAAGAGTTGAAGATGAAGCCCCTGAGGAAACGATGGGACTTCGTAGCGCCTAGCGACATTGGCGGGGATTTTACCAGCGTCATACTATGTGATAATTCTGCTTTGCAAGGTGTGCGTGTGTACGACTACCCTGGAGTATCTGGAGCAATTAATCGCTACCAGTATTCTGGAGGATTTGTACCTGCATGGCCTGCAACGTCTCAGTTTGGTACTGAGACAGATATGCAGAATGCTGGAACTAGTGGAAAATTTACTTCTAGTTTCGGTGAAGGGACATCGTACGGTGCCTCGGCGTGGAGAAAATTCACGCCGAAGTTGGCTACGGCAGATATGGGGCAATTCGTTGGAGAGATCCGCGAAGCGCTTCCGATGCTGAAGACAACATGCCAGGCTTTTGTCAGAGAATATCGACAGAAGCTGTCGCGCAGAATGTCCGGGAAAACTGGACGTAATACTCTCGCCGTAGGCGAAGAGGCTGCGGGACACTGGCTAAACACCCAATTCGGGTGGTCTCCTTTTATAGGTGACATGCTGAAACTTGTAGAAAGTTTTGGCAACGTCGATCGAAAGCTTAACCAAGCGATTAGAGACAACGGTCACTACATTAAGAGGGGAGGCACTGTTATGGTTCAAGAAGGCCCAGAGACTTTTGTTGCAGACAGTTCGCTGTATACGTGTTCACAGTATATGAACCCGAACGGCAATCAGTTTGCGTATCTGGGAGGACGCCTTCCTGACAACCCAACAAAGACTAGCTTTTCTCGCATCACATACAAAGAATCGTATCGTGTATGGTTTGAAGCTAAGTTTCGGTACTGGATCCCGAGCTTCGACAGTCCGTCGAAGCCCATGAACGTCCTAACGAATATGTTAAGGATGTATGGGATACAGATAACACCATTGTTGGTTTGGAACCTCACACCTTGGTCTTGGTTAGCGGACTGGGTGGGGAATATAGGTGATAATATCGCCAACTATTCTTCTGCCTTGAACGATGGCCTGACCGCGAAGTATGCCTACATAATGAAGTCAACTACAGGTGAGCTGATTAATCGCTCTAAGATTGCCCTTACGGGTTATCCTCCTGTAGAACTTGAGTGGAAGCGGACTTTTGTCGCTAAGACTCGTAGGCATGCAAGCCAGTACGGATTTACTATTGATTGGCCTAGTTTTTCGGCCAAGCAATGGTCCATTCTCGCGGCTCTTGGTTGGGGACGCCTCAAAATCGAGACACGACCCGGCTAGAAACAAAGAGTTGTAGAGGACCCTGCTGTGTGCTTATCGATGTGCTGTGATTTTCCAGGGATCATGGTACTTGCGCACAGTTTAACATCCTGTTGACTTAGGAGGTCAGACCATGGCTTTTGCAGATCCCCAAACCTTAACAGTAAACGCTGTTCCCCAGACCCTTAACCGCATTAAAGCGGAGGGTACGAGATCAGAGTATTCGACGGCTGATGGAGTTTACAAGTTCGTAATTTCTCATCAGCAGTCCGGTAAACGGACTCGTCGGATGATTCGCGTCGACAAAAAGGTCGTCGCGGCTGATCCCTTGACCGCAACAAATGATTACAAGAGTTGCGGAATATATCTTGTGATCGATGAGCCCGAATACGGCTTCACCGATACCGAGATCTGGGATGTCATCGCCGGTTTAAAGACCTGGCTTGACAACACGGCCGTTCTCAAAGTTCTTGCGACGCAGAGCTAGGAGGTGCATTTTGTATAAACTTGCACACCTTGTTCTGAATCTTCTCTCCCAGGTGTTTTTAACCTGGTTCTTGAGACGTCCGAGGACGATGGATGAGAAAGCTCCGTTAGACCAATATGTAAAGAGGTCTGACGGCTAGCATTCGTCCAGCGGTGTTCACCTAGATGTTTTTAGGTGTTTGTAAAGGTTGCTGTTCTTACAGCACGGGGAGGGTTGGGAGAGGTCCCAACTCTTCCCACTTTGCAGAGTCATGGCTGGAATGTTTGACCACCCCTATATAGGAGAGGCAACATGAAAAGCCACGAAAGTGACCAAGTGAGTCTGGCAAACGTCTTATATTCCGACGTATTTGCCAAGTGTGCTGCCACACCCGATTTACGTGACTTGAAGACATTTAAGTCACGGGTCGAACAAGAAGGGTTATCGTTTCTTACGATAACCCTGCCGCAATTCGGCAAAGATTTCGAGAGAAGTCTAGCCGATGGGCATGTTGCTCCAACAGCCTTCCGTTCTTTTGGGAAGGTTGGGCGAATCCCTGCGTTTTTGCAAGGTATCGTCGGGCAAGTGTTCGACCGGGAAACAGGAGGATTGTTGAATGAAGAACAAATCAACATCCCAGCTATTGAGGGCATCAGGCAGCTTGCCTATGCCTTCAAGAAAATGGAGATGGACTGCACCTTGCAAAGGGTGCAGTCAACGATTGACGGCTTTGCGCAACTTGAGCGCGACCTTTCTTTGGTCAGAGTGCCTCAGGAGCTGCTTGACGATTTTTGTCAAGTGGCTGATATTCTGTGGAACGGTTTATCTGATATCAATCTCAGAGAACTCGTTCCGCGGCATGGACCTGGAGCAACTGCTGAGGGGGTTTCTGGAAATCAGAAGTTCTCTTGGCGACTCTGGCACGACCGTCTCGAACCATACTTCCCTTTTCTCGATAGTGCCTATTCTTTGGGCGCATACGGGTCAAAGGAGTTCGAGGATGTAACGATCGTGCAAGCGGAAGAGGAACAACCGGTAAAGGTGACGCCTGTTCCAAAAACAATGAAAGGACCCAGAGTCATTGCCATTGAACCTTGTTGCATGCAATATGTGCAACAAGCAATCCGACGCGAGTTGTATAGTCGCGTTGAACGATTGCCCTTGTCATCTGGTCACGTTAATTTTCGTGATCAAGGTGTTAATAGGGCGTTGGCTTTGACGTCGTCGAAAGATGGACTAATGGCAACGTTAGATCTGTCTGATGCAAGTGATCGGGTAATTAACGACGTTGCATTACACATGTTTGATTGCAACCCAGATTTACGGGACGCAATCGTAGCATGTCGTTCGACGCACGCAAAACTTCCAGATGGACGAGTTATCGGTCCGTTGAAGAAGTTTGCGTCCATGGGCAGTGCACTTTGCTTTCCCGTCGAGTCCATGTACTTCTACACTATATGTGTTGGGACTCTTCTCAGGGAGCAAAATCTTCCGGTGTCCTTCCGAAACGTTTACAAGGTGTCTCGGGAGGTTTACGTCTATGGGGACGACATAATCGTCCCAGTTAGATGGGCAGCAACGATTGCTGAGGACCTACAAAAGTACCACTGTAAGGTCAATATGCAGAAGTCTTTCTGGACCGGAAGATTCAGAGAGTCTTGTGGCATGGATGCATATGGTGGCGTGGAAGTTACTCCCACGTACATCAGAAAATTGCATCCTAGCAATCGGCAGCAGGGCGACGTACTTATTTCTTGGGTTAAGACAGCGAATCTCTTTGCGAAAAGAGGTTATACTGCCACCAGCTCGTACATGTTTTCTGTGTGCGAGAGGCATTTAGGGAAACTTCCTTATGTGTCAGAGAATAGTCCAAGCCTTGGACGTATCCATGACGTAGGTTTGCACGATGGCGGACGGATGTCGATGCTCATACTTGAGCTGTTGTCGACAAAAACCGGACGCTGGAATGCAGATCACCAACTTTTTGAAGTAAAGAGTTGGGTTGCGTCACCTGTGCGTTGTACTGATGCACTCGATGGCTACGGTGCTCTCATGAAGTTCTTTTTGTCTGAGGCTTTTGTTCGCGATAATGCGATCAAAGCGCAAGACGAGAACCATCTAGAGAGATCTGCACGGCACGGCGCCGTTACACTACAACGCCGGTGGGTGCCACTCTGAAAATATGGGTGGCTCAGGGCTTATAAACAGCCCAGGTGGAGCTCAGTGAAGAGCTTGGTTAGGGATAGGTATAGTATGGTTGTTAGCGCCGTCCTTTAGCGGCGCGCAACTCAGAACACCTATAAAAGAGATAGCCTAACGGCTTCCCTCCCCCTCTCCTGGAACTGCACGCAG